AGATTTCTTCCTTAACAGAGCAGGAAACAGAAACCTCCTTTTTGATACCTCCGTCGATTTCGTCGATAAGGTCACGGTTTTTGTCGCTTCTCAGAATGTACGCTCTCGCCTCAATGCAGGTGTAGGGTTCGCCTGCCTGAGTGATTTTTTCGGGGAATGTTTTTACCTCCGTGTCAAAAATTCGTGAGGTCTGGTTTTCTCCCTTTGGGTTATGGTCAAAGATACCCGTTTTTCCGATAAAGAGCTTTGCAAGGTCTTTGAGTGCAGAAACAGAAAATCTTTCTCCGTCACGGTCGATTTCATTATCGCAAAGAATTACAGGAAATGCGTAAACCTCTTCCTTTGAAAGAGTTCTTCTTGTAAAGCGATTGATTTTTTCCATAACCTCGCTGTCGGTATCAAATGCCTTTAAGACTTCCAAAAGTTATTCTCCTTTCTTCTTTTTGTTTTCAATTTCCAGAGCCTCTGCCTGAGCATTGTTAAGGCGTGCCTTTGCAAGCTCTGACTCGTCCTGAAGATTGATGTTGTCCCAGATAATCCTGAATTTTCCGTCGTATCCCTGTGCCTTTAAAAATACCCCACAAATCTGTCTGATTACAGGATTTAAAAGGCGACGGTAATATTCAAGTTCACTTGTCAGAATGTCAACCTGCTGGGCAGACATTCTTTCTGTGCTTGTCCAGTTGAGTCCGAGAAGAAACGGAGGAATTGACAGCTTTGAAAGTATCTGTTCTGTAAGCTGTCTTGCAGGAATTTCCGTGTCGATAAGCTGATTTTCAGCACCAATAACCTTGATGTCGATATCTCCCACAGCCACAAAATCCTTGACAATTCCGTGTTTTGCAGAATACATACCGTCGCTCCATTCCTTGGCAATAATGGCAGCTCTTTCCTTTGAAAACATTCCGTCAGCTTCGCTTGACGGCTTGTAGGTTACAGCGTATCTTACATTTCCCACACGGTCAAAATTCTTACCAATACAGCTGTAAATCTTCATAAGGATTTCGCAGAGTCTTGGCACACCTCTTAAAAGGGATACCCCCTCAGGATTTTTATAGGTAGGGTTAAGTGCTGTAAAAAGGATTTTGTCGGGATTTGTAAGAATTTTTTCACGCTTTCCGTTTTTGACATAATAAACTCTGTCAACAGGATTTTTTCCTGCTCTGACGTGAAAATTCTCGCTGTCTGAATTTACAAGTCCCATAACCTCGCCTGTGTTTTCGTCAACTAAGATTTCCCCAACTGCCTTACCATAGGTGAGCAGGTTGTCAAGGTATTCCTCAAGAAAGCTACCCAAAGACGCCGACGAAAGATTTACCTTTACATCATCTTTAAAATCACAAAGAAGCTCGTTCATAGCTTCGTCGTCAGTCTTGATTGAGAAATTCCCCACAAGTCTGATGATTTTGCCGATTGCAGCGTCAACTACCGGAAGGGTTGCTCTCACCTTTGAATAAAGCTCACGCTCAAATGCAGCGCCTGTTGTCATTACGTTAAAGTAGCTGTCATAAGGCTGGGCAGCGTTTACCACAGGAGGCTCAAAGCTTTTTTCAAGCTTTTCCTTTTTGAAAATAGGTTTCATCTGATTCTCCTTTCTTTTTTATGAAGGGCTTTTTTCTTTTAGCGTAAAACCGATAAAACGCAGAAATTATCGTCGTTTTCATCAAGAAAACGTGTTACAAAGTAGCGGATGTCGTCCATTGAATGGTCATTTTCCTTAACGGGCGAATCGCTTTTTGATTTTTCGTCCCAGGCGTAAAGGGAAAACTCCCTGAGTGCGTCACGACAGCCTTTATAAATCTTGATTTTCCCCTGATTTAAGGCGTCGCTGACCTTTCTTATTCCGCTGATGACGTCGTTTTTTGCAGGCAGTACTTTAATTTCGCCGTGTCTTCTGATACATTCTATAAAGCTTGCAGCTGACGGGTCGCACACTATTGTGTCAACCTTAAGTCCGTATTCCGAAGCCTTTTGACTGAGTTTTAAAATGCCTTTATAATGCTCCTCGTCTGTCCGTTGAAAGCCTTCCTTTTTAGAATCAAAATAGTATTCTCCCACTCTGTACCAAACCTTGTCATTTTTTCCCCAAAGGCCTGCCGAGGTAGGGTTTACTGTCCCATAGTCAACCGACATAACAAACCTTGAAAAGCTGTGTGGTAATTCACCGACACAGTGAATGTCCTTGTTGAAAAAGGGGTAAACAAGTCCTTCGACACCACACCATTTTCCTAATACAAAACGCTGATAGAAAGCTCCCGAATATAATGTGTGATAGCGTTTTATAATTTTCGGGGAAAGGGAAGGATTGTCGGACAGTTCAAAGTGAAGATAAAGGCAGTTTTTTTCTGTGGCCTTGTCAATCCATTCCTCCTTGAACCAGTGGTATGGGTTGTCAGGGTTACAGTTAAACCAGAGCTTTGAGCCTGTAACTGAGCATCTTGCAATTGCCTGTTCTACAAATGAGCGTGGCATAAGTGCTGTTTCGTCAAGAAAAAGTCCCGAAAGGGTTATCCCCTGAATAAGCGACGCACTTGATTCATCACGCCCACCAAAAATGTAGTAGCGGTTTGTTTTTTTGCCCATAGTGATTTCAAAATAGCCTTTAGAAAGGTAATCCCTGACCGTGAATACCTCAAGGCTGTCAAGAAAATCAAAAAGTGGTTTTACTACATTTCTTCTTGCAGATTTGATTGTTTTTGAGCAGATTGCAAAGCTCATTTTGTCAAAGCTTTTCATCGACCAGAAAATAAATCCCAGCGACATGGAAAAGGTTTTTCCGCTTCTTACTGCACCGTCTGCGATTATTGCATCAAAATCACAGCTTTTTTTCATACTCCACCAGAGCATGGCTTTAAGCTGTTTTTTTGAAAAGGGGGTGAGTTTTTTCACTCTTCGTCACTCCCCTGAAGCTCTGCTGAGGTTTTAAGTGCGTCAAAAAAATCATCGGCGTCGGCACGGCTTTTTGATTTTTCAATAACTTCAAGGAGTTTTTCCATGGCCTTTTGTCTGTCAAAAAGCTTGACTTCAATGCCACCACCCTTGACCTTCTTAACCTCGCTAATCTGAAAGAAATTCATTTTAAAAAGTCTGTGAAGTCCTATCGGCTCGTCGGACAACAAAACTTCCATAATATCATTTATCTCTCCGAATGCAAGGCGTGAAAGTCCACACTTTACAGCGTCCTCATCAGAAAAGCTGTTTTCACGGTAGCGTTTAATGAGCTTTTGTGTGGAACGGAGTTTTAAAAGCTTTAAACCCTCACGTTCAGCGTTTTCTTCACTAAGACCTGCAAGGAGGGCAGACTCCTTTACGTTTTTACCTGACGCATAAAACAGAGCAAAGAGGTTTTTAATTTCGCTTTGACTGATAATGGTCGTCCTTTCTTTTTTGTGCTGTTCGGTTTTTTTCAGTCGTTACAATTGCAAGGAAATCACAACTGTAATTTTGTTGCGTAAGTAAAAAGCCCTTCACATATAGTCAGAAAACGCCCAAAAGTTGCATAACAGCGTGCAACTTTTTTTAAAAAAGTTTTTCGGTTTGTATGAATAAATAAAAACGCAACGAAAAAATAACCAATATTTGTACAAAATTAACAGTTGACAAATCGGCTGTGTGGTGGTATTATTGTATTAAGGCAGTAATACAATAATACAGACATACAATATATAAATGCGAGGTGATTAAATGGCATGGGAATTTACAAATGACCGACCTGTTTACCTGCAGATTATGGATGTTATTCAGAAAAGAATAATTTCCGGGCAGTACAAGGCAGGGGATAAGCTTCCGGCAGTAAGAGAGCTTGCAGAGGAAGCGCAGGTAAATCCTAACACAATGCAGAAAGCACTTTCCGAGCTTGAAAGGGAGGAACTGATTTTTGCACAGCGTACGTCGGGAAGATTTGTTACCTACGACGACAAGAGGATTTTACAATTAAGAGAAAGCCGTGCTGAAAATGTTGTCTGTGAGTTTATGGAACAGATGACAGAGCTTGGTTATGGCTTGGATGAAATTGTATATAAAGTTAATAATTTTGGAGGAGAAGAAGAATGACAAATATGGAAAACAACATTCTTGCTTGTAGAAATCTCTGGAAATCATACGGCAAGAAGGAAGCGCTCAAGGGACTTAATCTCAGCATTGACAGAGGTCGCATAGTGGGACTTTTAGGCCCTAACGGAAGTGGTAAAACAACACTTATCAAGCTCATTTGCGGGCTTCTGACACCTACTGACGGTGGTATCTTTGTTGACAAGAAGGAAATCGGAGTTGAAACCAAAAAGGTGGTTTCATATCTCCCAGAAAGAACTTACATACCTGACTGGATGAAGGTAACTGACATTCTCGATATGTTTGAAGATTTTTACGCTGACTTCAAGCGTGAGAGAGCTTTGCAGATGCTTGAAAGCTTAAACATCAATCCTGCTGACAAGATTAAGACTCTTTCAAAGGGTACTAAGGAAAAGGTACAGCTTATTCTGGTAATGAGCAGAGATGCTGACCTTTATCTTCTTGACGAGCCTATCGCTGGCGTTGACCCTGCTGCAAGAGATTACATTTTAAAGACCATCATTTCAAACTACAACGAAAACGCAACTGTTATTATTTCAACACACCTTATCACAGACATTGAAACTGTTCTTGACGAGGTAGTTATGATTAAAAACGGCGAACTTGTAATGCACAAGACAGTTGACGAAATCAGAGAAGAAAACGGAATGAGCGTTGACCAGCTTTTCAGGGAGGTATTCAGATGTTAAAGAAGTTATATAAATACGATTTTCGTTGCAGTGCAAGAACGGTACTGCCGATGTTTATAATCTACTTTGTAATTGCTGTTGCAACAAAAATTATGAATGCCCTTGACATCAAGCACCCGATTTTTGAGGCATCATTTGTAGTAGTTGTTTTTGCTTTTGGAATTCTTACATTCGCACTTGTTTTTTACGGTTTCGGAACTGCTAT